TTATAAGTTTTTATAAATATAGTATAAATAGAGTTAGGCTAAGGCAATCCTCGAGGATAATATGGCAGATAATAATAAAGAGCAGCAAACTGCTCAATCTTCAAATAATGGTAAGTCATTAAAGAACACGGTTATTGATAGTGTAAAAAAGAAGAGTAGTAATAAAACACTTCTTGGCACACCTGTAGATCAAATAGAAATTAACCCTGTTTTAAATAAACCTAATCTTACTAATAGCGTAGAACGCTCAGGTAACGTTTTAAAAGAAGCTAAAGAATCAACAGCTGTAATGGCATTCGGTCGTTACAATCCGCCTACTATTGGCCATGAAAAACTTATAAACAAAGTAAAAGAAGTAGCAGCTAAAGAAAACGGCTCTGCACATATTATTGCCTCTCATTCAGAAAATTCCGCTAAAAATCCGCTACCTAAAGATAAAAAAGTAGAATACTTAAAGAAAGTCGCAGGTAAAGATGTTAATGTTAGTAGTTCTTCTGGACAAGCTCCGTCCGTATTACATGCAGCAGTAAAACTGCACAATGCAGGACATAAGCACCTAGTTATGGTTGCTGGTTCAGATAGAGTGCCGGAATATCATGAATTACTTCACAAGTATAACGGTGTAGAATCAAAACACGGACTTTACAATTTTAAATCTATTAAAGTAGTTTCAGCAGGTAATAGAGACCCAGATGCTGAAGGTGCATCTGGTATGTCAGGTACAAAGCTTAGAAGTGTAGCTAGAGCTGGTGGAGACATCAAGCCCGGTCTCCCTAAAGCACTTCATCCTCATGCAGATGAGATTGCAAACCATATTAAATCTATTAAAGAAGATATTAATAACTTTTTTGAAGATTATTTAGATGAAAAGACAGAAGTACCTCAAGATAAACAAATTAGTCACTTACCTGGAACTCAGCCTGCAAAGTATTATGCTGGGTTAAGTAGAGATGAAAAGCAAGATAGATACAACCAATTTAAAAAACAAGCTTCAATGGATTCAAGAGACCCTGATGCATACAAATTAGCACCAGGTGATGAAAAAGAATCAAATAAATTATCTAAGCACACTCTTAGATATAGAAAACTTTATGGTGAAGATCTAGCATCATTAGTATTAACTGCAAATGCTTTATTTAATCATATTGCAGAAGAATTAGAAGAATTAACAGAAGAAGAAGTCTCTGCTTTAAGAAAGAAAGCTGAAAAATCAGGTATTTCTTATAGCACTTTAAAGAAAGTTTACAATAGAGGATTAGCTGCTTGGAGAACCGGTCACCGTCCAGGTACAACTCCTCAGCAATGGGCTTTTGCAAGAGTTAATTCATATATCACTAAAGGTAAAGGAACTTACCATGGTGCAGATAAAGACTTGCATGAAGAACAATTAAATGAGTTTTTAAAAACAATAATAGGTGGTGTACTTAAATACGGAGATGATGCATTAAAGTATGGTGATGATGCTTTAAAGTGGCTTAAACCATCAGATGAGGTATTACCTAAAGTACGACCAGCACCAGCTAGACCAGTAACACCAACTCCTAAACCAATTGAGCCAGTTCCTGTTCCTAGAGAGCCAGCTCCAGTAATACCGTTCAAGCCTAGACCTAAGCCAGAGCCAGAGGTAATTCCAGTAAAACCAGAGGTAGAACCACCTCCAGGTGCTCCAGTTGTTGTTCCTCCAAAACCAGTTCCTAGTAAACCAAAACCAGCGGAGCCTGCACCTAAACCTGGTGATTTACCCACACCTATAGAAATTCCTACACCTAAGCAAGTTCCTGCACCTAAGCCAGAAACTAAGCCTAGACCAGGTGTTAAACCTAAGCCTGGACCAAAACCAGCTCCTAAGCCAGGTGAAGATCCTTCTCCTAATCCAGCTCCAGCTCCGGCTCCTAAGCCGGGTCCAGCACCGGAACCAGCACCAGGACCTAAGCCAAAAGAGTTAGAGAAGCCCCAGCCTTTACCTGAACCAGGTCCTGCTCCAAAACCAGCACCAGCTCCAGAACCAGCTCCTGCTCCTGCTCCTAGAGCTAGACCTCAGCCAGCTACTCCTCCACGCTTAAACGTGCCTCCAAGAATTATACCTCCTATTGTTCCTCCAGTTCCTCCTTTACCAGTAGTTCCGCCAGGTTCTTCTGAAACAAGAAGTATGAGACCTATTTTATTTGGCGTCCCTGGAGAAAGAGATTCTCGTCAGCATACTCAAAAATGGAGTAATGCAATGAATAGAATGGTTCAACCGAGCGAAGCAGGATATGCTAGAGCGGGCAGACAAGAAGAGACAGATATTAATAGTAAATTTACATCATTGTTTAATGAAGCAGAAAATGATGAAAACGATACTCCAAGAAATAGAGAAGCAATCTCACGCTCTAATCAAGATCCTAAAAAGAAACAATTAGTTCCCAGAGAAGGTGATAGAAAAGATTGTGATAGACCTTACCGTGAACAATCTATTCAAAAGAAAATAATAGATGAAGCTAAAAAGACTCCCTGGGAAAAAATTGTAAAAGTTATGAAATCAAAGGGTGTTGATCTAGAAGCTTCTGATAAAAGAGCTAAAGAAGCTATTAGGGGACTAAAACAAGCTGGAGCTGATTATCAAGCAATTTTGGATAGAGAAAAAAATGCCAAAAAGTCAGATTGATCGCTCAAATACATATAAAAGAGAATGGGGGACCGCTTCCTTGACAAACACATATAAGAATGATACTCCTGGAGAAACTCCAGTCGAAGATAATGTACAGGAAAACACATTAAAAACTTTTAGTGATTTTCTTCAAGGTTGTTCTCTTATAGAAGAAGAGATTCATGAATTAATAGAAGAAGAATTTCTTATTAGCGGTGATGAGCTTTACGAAGATTGGGGTGAACCTTTAGAAGAAGCTGAAAAAAGCGGGCGTAAAGTTTCATTAGGTAAGCCATTTTTAACACCAGGCGGTCCTAAGAAAAGAGCTGTATATGTTAAGAATGAAAAAGGTAATGTAATTAAAGTTAACTTTGGCGACCCTAATATGAGAATTAAAAAGAACATTCCAGCACGTAGAAGATCATTTCGCGCTAGACATAATTGTGATAATCCAGGCCCAAGAACAAAAGCTAGATACTGGAGTTGTAAAGCATGGTAAAAACTTACAAGCAGCTAGTTACAGAACTATCAGTTGCACAGGGTACTACAGGTAAAAGAATAGAATGGAATCCGCCTTTACAAGGTATTAGAATGGCTGATGGTACTATTAAAAAATTGCCTCCTGGAAAAAGTGGTAGTTCTGGCGGAGGTGGACCTGCAGGTGATGGTGGCGATAGTTAATAAATAGATAAAACAAAGGAATTAGACATGGAAGAATTAATTAATAATATGAAAGTAGTATTGGCTGATTCTTTTGCATTCTATTTGAAACTTCATAACTTTCATTGGAATGTAGAAGGGCCCAACTTTCCTCAGTATCATGAGTTGTTTGGTAATCTTTATGAAGAAGTGTTTGGCGCAATAGATTCTATTGCTGAACATATCAGAGCAGCAGGTGGGTATGCACCTGGTTCTCTTTCTAGATATTCAGATCTCACTTCAATTGAAGATCAAAATATTGTAATTAATGCAGATGAAATGATTAGAATTGCTTTAATGGATAATGCTAAAGTTATTACAAGTTTAACTATAGCATATAAATCTGCAGAAGCAGCTAATGAATTAGGTCTTGCTAATTTTTTACAAGACCGCATTGATATTCATAAAAAGCATGGTTGGATGTTGAGAGCATCTTCTAAGACGCCGATTATTGCAGTTGTTACAACAGAGGCTTTAGATCCAGTAGGTAAAGAAGACGCTGATGTTAACAATGACGGTAAAAATGATAAAACAGACGATTATATTGCTAAGAGAAGAGCTGCAATCACTAATGCTATTAAAAGTTCAAGAAAATGAGCAAGAAACAAGTAGCTAATAACAGCTCTAATAATGTGACGTCTAATAATACCGCAGGTCTTATAAAACCTAAATATATTAAAGATAAATCTGTTTTTTATAAAGAATCAACTTACATCAAAGATTTATTAGGAGAAGGAAAATAAACAATGTCTCTATGGGGAAATAAAGATACTAAGACTGGAAGCGGTACTGTTACTATTGCTGCTAACGGTCTCGTAACTGGTTCTGGTACTGCTTTCGATACAGAAGCAGTTATCGGTAACTATATTAAAGTAACTGCAGGCGCAACTGCAAACTTAAACTATGCAATAGTTTCAATTACTAACTCAACCTCACTTCAGGTTGTTTCAGGTATTAACCAGGGTAACGGTTCAGTAACTGCTACCTCAGCAGGTAATGCTTATTCATTTAGCGAAAAGCCATCTTATGTTGCTCTTACAGATGCAACTGGTGTAAACGCTAATCAAGTGTATGGTGTTGATACAACTGAAATGGGTGTATCAAACGGTAGTATCGTAGAATATATTATCACTTCACCGGGTTCCGGATATGGCGCAAACGCTGCAGTTACTCTTACAGTAACTAATGGTGGCTCTGGTGCATCTGCAAATGCTACTGCTAACTCATCAGGTAGAATTGAAGCTGTAAATGCTAACCAAGTTGGTCAAGGGTTCCTAACTTCACCAACAGTAGCTATCGCAGCACCTTCTGCAGTAACTTTTAACGGATTATCTGCAGTTTCAAACACAAGTGATACAATTGCAATTTCTACTGCAAACAGTCTCTTCCTAGCTGGTGACAGAGTTCGCTATCTAGTTGCTGCTGGTAATACTGCAGTTGGTGGTCTCTCAAACGGATCATACTACTACATCCAGTCATCAAATACAACTACAGTTAAGCTCGCTGCTACTTCAAGTGGTTCTGCAATTGATCTTACTGCAGGTGTAGACGAAACAGGTCACTCACTTACTGGTGAAACTGCAACTGCAGAAGCAGTAATCAGCGGTGCAGCCAACAAGGGTGGATTCCATGCTGGTTGGGTAAGAAGAATTAGAGGTACAGGTGGTCGTGCTGGCCGTATTCAGTACGAAACTCTTGTAGCAGCTGGTTCAGTAACCAATGACGCAGAAGATACAATCTTTAAAGATTCTTAATACTTAATTTAGGTGAACCAGGATGGCAACGACTAAAATAACTGAGTTAACAGCTGCTACTACTATTGCTAATACCGATATATTAGTAGTTGTTACTGATCCTTCTGGTTCACCTACAACTAAAAAAATAACTGCAAATAACTTAGTTAACTCTTTAGCTAATGCTACGTTAAGACAATTACCTTATGCTAATAGTTCTTCAAATGGTACTATTAAAGTAGGTACCAACTTAACTGTTAACGCTACAGGCCACCTAAGCGTTAACTCAGATATTTCAGTAAATGCTATTACTGCTACTTCAAAAATACAAGTGGGTAATGCAGCAGGGTTTGCTTTTAATAATTCACTTATTGAGATTGATGGCTCAACAAATAGCTATCTACAAAGTGTTATTCAAAATGCTAATAGCGGTACAAACGCTTCCGGCGATTTAGTCATTACCGCTGACACTGGTAATGATACTGTTGATTATGTTGACTTTGGTATTAACAGCTCTACATATAATAATCCTGATTACAATATAGGTGGGGGTGGAGATGGCTATATCTATGCAAGTAATGGGAACTTTACAGTAGGTGTTTTAGGAGCCGCTAAAGAGCTTAAACTTCACGCTGGAAGTGCTAATACACAATCTATCAAGCTTACAATTAACGCTAGCTCAGTGTATGTAAATACAAGTACAGATTTTAAAGTTGGTACTACTTTTATAGCTAATTCTACTACATTAACTATTGGTAATAGTACTGTTAATACTACATTTTCAGCTACTGGCACAACATACGTCGCAAACTCTAGTAACTGGACAGGCTCTCCTCCATCAACTATAGAAGATGCTATTGATAGAATAGCAGCAGTTGTTAAATCATTAAATGGTGGTACAGGCGCTTAAACAATATTATGGTTGATAGACTTGATGAATCCAATTTTTTACTTTATGCAGCTAAAAACTATGAAAACGCGCAATGTTTTGATACAATAGAATTTTATGAAGATTTAAAAAGATTTAAATATATAAAAAGACTTTTTAATAGATATCTTGAAGAGGGTGATTTAAAAGAACGATTAATATTAAATCATATTATAGTAATATATAATGTATTTCAACCTATTGCTGCTACTAGATTATTGTTTTTTAAATTAAAAGGTATGGAAAGTTTATTATTACCCTTTTTAGAACTATTAAGTTATTTACCTACTCGAATTGACGGTATTGGTATTGAAAATAAAACTGTTATAATAGAAAACATAACCCCCGATCAATCTATTAGAAATGCATTAAAGAAGATTTAAAATGTTTGTAGATACTTTTATTTTATACGAATTTTTAAAAAGACTTACAACACCATTTACTCAAATGGATGCATATAGATTAGGTCTTATAGATGCAAACGGCAACGTGTTAAAACGTAGAGAACTTTTTAATTATGAAGAGTCAAGAGCTTTAAGTAAATTTGACATATTAATAATTAATCTTAAAAAACTTATAGGTATGATTCCAGGCGGGCAATCTCAACTTGCATCAATTGCTGCTGCTATCTATTTGATGAGAGAAGAAAAAAACATTAATGAGAATAATTTAGAAAATTCTCTTTTTGAATTAGAAGAAAATTTTAATAAAATATTTAACGAAGTAAAACAAGTCTATGAAGACGCGCCAGTTAATTCTACTGCTGGAATTGCAGGATTAGGACCTTCTGATCTTAAAATACCCCCTAAATCAAGACGTAAATATATCAAAAATAATGAAAAAACTACCAATCTTTTAATGGGGCTAATTCGTCGTAGAATGCCTGCTATGGTAGGTGAAGATACATCTTTAGAGTATCATAAAGAATTAAATAGTAAATTATGGGACGGTAATATTTTAAAAGATGAAGTGAGAGGCAAGTTACTTCAAATAGCTGATGCGTGGAAAAATTTTGCAAAAATTCCTGATGATAAAATTCAAGATATAATTATTACTGGTGGTAACGTTAATTATAATTACACACCACAATCAGATATTGATTTACATTTAATTGTTAATAGAGATTCACTTAATCCTAATAGAGAATTTGTAGATGAGTATCTACAAGATAAAAAGATTTTATGGACTCTCACTCACCCAGATATTCACATATATGGTTATCCTGTAGAGTTATACGCTCAAGATCCAGAAGAACATGCGCATTACGGTCAAGGTGTGTACTCTGTAATGAAACAATCATGGCTTCAAGCACCCGAATATCTAGGTTTAGATTTTGGCAGCAATGCTAGTTTGCAAAATAAAGTACAATTTTATAAAGACATGATTGATAAGCTTATTGATCAACAAGCAGATACTGATGCTATTGATTCTCTTAAAAAGAAAATAAGAACTATGCGTGGTGATTCTATTGCTAAAAGCGGTGAGTTTGCGTTTGGTAATTTAATTTTCAAAGATCTCCGCAATCAAGGTTATTTAGATAAGATAAATGATTATGAAAGATCAAAAATGGATAAAGGACTTTCTCTATAATGCCATTACTAGGATTAATGTTCGGAAGTAAAATAGGTACTATTATTACACTAGTAATTTTAGGATCAGGATTATTTTTTGGATGGCTTACATGGCATGATAGTGAAGTATGGAATAAAGCGACTGAAGCTTTTAATAAAGCTCAAGAAGAATTAGTTGCTAAAAAAGAAGAAGAATTTAAGCAGCAAACAGTAGTAATTGATGATAATGCTCAACGTATTCGAGACGCTATTGCTGAGAGAGAACGAGAATTAGATAATTTTGAAAGAAGAATGGAAACAACTAAAGTTATAACTACAGAAAGTGGTACAACAACTACTAATGATGGCAATAATCAAGTATCACCATATCTTAAAGAAGTTGTCAAAGAATTAGACTCTACATACGGTGTAAAATGAAATATTTAATAATTATTCCTTTAGCATTAATTTTATCTGCGTGTGCTACTAAAGAAGTAAAATTAGTTGCTCCTGAATACAAAGTTATTAAAGCACCAGACGACTTTTACAAATGCCCTACAGTTACAAAGTTTCCTAATCCTAGCACACTTACAGAAAAAGAGCTCGGCCAGCTATTAGTAAAACAGCAACGCTACAATGTAACTTGTAAAAACAATATTGAAGCAATTCGTAAGTTTTACGAAGATGCAGAAAAAACACTAGCAGCAAATAAAAAGAGTTGATTTTCTTTCTAGCTACTATATAATAACTCTGTTCGAATAAGGATAGAGTAATATGAATTTGTTATGGTTAGAACAGAAATATGCATCACTTGCTGGTTCAACACTTGAACAGTTTAAGATAGTAAAAACTAAGCCTTATATTGCTAAGTTTAGATGTCCTATATGTGGTGATTCACAGAGCAATAAATTTAAAACTCGCGGTCATTTCTATGAAAATGAAGGGCGTATTAACTACAAGTGTTTCAACTGTAGTTACAGCACATCTCTAAGTAAGTTTATTAAGACTACTAACCCACTTCTATATTCTGAATATCGTATAGAATCGTTAAAAGAACAAGGACAGCCTGAAGAAGAGCAGTTTGTACCCGCTATAGATAAGTTTGCTACGAGACGTATAGATCATTTTGATCCGTTCAAAGATCTTAAAAAAATATCTCAACTTAAACATGAACACCCAGCAAAAAAATATATTTTAGAGCGTAAAATACCCTCAAATACGCATTTTAGAATTTATTATTCGCCTACATATTATCACTGGGTTAATACAGTACTACCAGACAAGTTTAATGAAAAAGCGCTCGCTCTCGATGAGCCGCGCATCGTATTCCCTTTTATTGATAGTAGGGGATACGTTTTTGGATTTACTGGACGAGCTGTAAGTAAGAAATCCGGGCTACGATATTCAACTGTAATTCTCGACGACACAAAGGAAAAGGTATTCGGTTTAGATTCAATTGATAAGACTAAAAAAGTCTATATTGTTGAAGGACCGATCGATAGCCTATTCCTTACTAATTGTATTGCAATGGCAGGTTCTGATATTAATTTAAACTTAATAGCAGAAAGAGATAAAATTGTTATTGTTTATGATAATGAGCCACGTAATAAAGAAATAGTTAAGAAAATATCTAAAGCTATCGACAATGGGTATAATGTTTGTATTTGGCCTGATTGGATTGAGCAGAAAGATATTAATGATATGGTACTTAAACAAGATTTAGACGGGGCTTCAATTCAAGCTGTTATTGATCAAAATACATTTAACGGGTTAGCTGCAAAGATGAGATTGCAGCAATGGAGTCGAGTATGAAGCGTACAACAAATATTATTTACGACGAAAAGCTTGATGAATACTTTATTGATCTTTCTGATATAGCTGATGAGCTTGGATGGAAAGAGAATGATATAGTTGAATGGATTGATAATAAAGACGGTACTTTCACGGTAAGAAAAAAAGAAGAAAAGAAAGAGGACTAATATGACTGCTTTATATAAAGATACGAAAAAACTTCTCTCTGATGCGAAGTTTTATGAAGGATATGCTCGATTTGTAGAAGGTGAAAGTCGATACGAAACTTGGTCAGAAGCAGTTAATCGTGTAATGCATATGCATACAGGATTCTACGCTGACAAAATGTCATCAAAGTTAATGGCATTAATGGATGAAGCAGCTACTGCTTATAAGCAGAAATTAGTTCTTGGTGCACAACGCGCACTACAGTTTGGTGGAGATCAGCTTATTCGTCATCAAATGAAAATGTATAATTGCACTTCTTCATATGCAGATCGCCCTGAATTTTTTGGTGAAGTATTCTATATTCTTCTTTGTGGGGCTGGCGCAGGGTTCTCAGTACAGAAGCATCATATTGACAAGCTTCCTAAGATTGCGCCGCGTACTAAGCAGCCAAAGACTCACGTAGTTGAAGATTCCATTGAGGGGTGGGCAACCGCGCTTGATGTTCTTATGTCTTCTTATTTTGAAAATGGTGGTAAGTACTCTGAATATGCAGGTAGAAAAATTTATTTTGATCTTTCTCAAATTCGTCCTAAGGGTGCTAAGATTTCTGGAGGGTTTAAAGCTCCAGGCCCTGAGCCTCTTCGTCGCTCGCTGGACCGTATCGAGTATATTTTAACAGGTCTTACTATCCAGGATAAGACTGTTTCATTGAGGCCAATCCATGTATACGATATTGTTATGCACGCTGCTGATGCTGTGCTTTCTGGTGGTGTACGACGTTCTGCGACAATCTGTCTCTTCTCCCCTGAGGATGACGAAATGGCTACAGCAAAGACCGGGTCTTGGTATATTGATAATCCACAGCGTGGCCGTTCTAATAATAGCGCTGTTATTGTACGTGACACAATAACTAGAGAACAATTTAATAAACTTATGACTTCTATTAAAGAGTTTGGTGAGCCTGGATTCTTTTTCGTTGATGATAAGGATATTACTACTAATCCTTGCGTAGAGATTGGTATGTATCCTCAAATTAACGGTAAGTCAGGCTGGCAGGGGTGCAACCTAACAGAGATTAATGGTGGTATGTGTGATAGTGAGGAAGTATTTTATCGCGCATGTCGTGCAGGTTCTATCCTTGGAACTCTTCAAGCAGGTTATACAGATTTTAAATTTTTATCTTCAACTTCTAAAGAAATCTTTGATAGAGAAGCTCTACTCGGCGTTTCAATTACCGGGTGGATGAATAACCCTAGTATTCTTTTTGATGAAAAGATTCTAGAGAAAGGTGCACAAATTGTTAGAGAAACTAATGCTGAGGTTGCAGCGCTTCTTGGAATCAACCCCGCCGCCAGAACAACTTGCGTCAAGCCTTCTGGTAATGCATCTGTACTATTAATGACCGCTTCTGGTATTCACGCAGAACATGCACCAATGTATATTCGTACTATTCAGCTTAATAAGGATACAGAAGTAGCTAAGCTTATTAAGAGAATGAATCCAAATATGGTAGAAGAGTCTGCTTGGTCTTCAGGTAAGACTGATTATGCAATTTCATTCCCAGTTATTTCTAAATCTGGATCTATATTTAAAAATGACCTTATTGGTGTTAAACACCTCGATTTAATTAAGAAAGCACAGGAGCACTGGGTAAATGCTGGCACTAATATCGATAGATGCGCTCATCCTGGTATTCGCCACAACGTATCTAATACTGTCATTGTTGACGACTACGATGCTATTGAGGATTATGTATTTAATAACCGCAATCACTTTGCTGGCATATCATTTCTTCCAATGACTGGTGATAAAGATTATTTCCAAGCACCTAATGCACAAGTACTCACATCACAAGAGATTGTAGATAAGTATGGTGCAGGGGCTATTATGGCATCTGGTCTTATCGTAGAAGCATTAAAGTCATTTGATAATCTTTGGCTTGCATGCATGACTGCAAATGGTTACGGAGAAGATCTCACCGCGGATAATCATGAAAATACTATGAAGAAAGATTGGATTCGTAGATTTAAAAAATTCTCTTCAAACTACTTTAATGGTGATCTTAAGAAAACTGAGTATTGCTTTAAGGATGTTTATCTACTTCATAAATGGGAGAAGATTCAACAAACTATTTCTGATATTAAGTGGGATGAAGAGCTTAAAGAAGTTAAATATGTAGATGTTGATACTATAGGTTCTGCTGCTTGTGTTGGTGGCGGATGCGAACTGTTCTAAGTCCATGTCTAAAAATTTGTGAACTAGATCCTACCACACAGTTTTGTATAGTGTGTGGTAGGACAACTATACATATTCAAAATTGGATGATATATACTGATAATGAAAGAAAGCAAATAATAAAAGAATCTAAAGCTAGAAGGATCAAAAAATAATGGATTGGGATTTACTAATTAGTATCATTTCGGATTTAGTGAAAGATGATAATACAAAAGCTGAAATTTATAAAAGATTTATTGAATCTTCAGAATATTCTGAAAAAGAGTTAATTAGCGAAAGTGTCGGTCAGGACGAAATCTTTGATGATGTATTTAATGAGTATTTTGAAGATGAAGAGGTAGTTGATTTTTTATCTAACGAAGATGAAGACTACGAATTTGATAGATAATGAATATAGTAGGTATTGATTATAGTTTAACATCGCCGTGCGTTTGCATCTTTGATACTAAAAAACAATTTAGTTTTTATAATTGTGTTTTTTACTATTTAACAGATAATAAAAAATTTGATATAGATGTTGATAATATAAAAGGTGATCTCCATAGAGAATGGTATACTAATGAAGGTCGTTATATGAACATAACGCAATGGGCATTAGATAAAATTAATGATGGAGATATAGTATATCTAGAAGGGTATTCAATGGGCTCTACAGGTATGGTGTTTAATATTGCAGAAAATGCAGGCCTTCTTAAGCACTATCTTTGGAAAAGCAACTACGATGTTACAATAGTTCCCCCAACTGTTATTAAGAAGTTTGCGACAGGTAAGGGTAATGCAAACAAGCAACTTCTACAAGATTGTTTTGAAGAAAGTACTGGATTTTATATCAAGAAGAAGCTATCAATGACAGATAAGCAATGGAATCCTTCTTCTGACATAATAGACAGTTATTTCATTTGTAAATATGGATATGAACAGGAGAAAAAAAATGTTCAGATGGATTAAAGAGTTTTTTGGTATTGGTTTAAATAATGTTGAGCCAACTGTATCAAAAGTTGTTAATGAAGTTAAAGCTGAAGTAAAAGAAGTAGTACAAGAAGTAAAGACAGAAATTACTAAAGTAGAAGCTGCAGTAGAAAAGACTATTGATAAAGTGAAGAAAAAGCGTGGCCCAGCAAAAAAGCCAAAGAAGAGTGATTCAAAGTAATAACATCTATATAGTTGATGATAGAGGGGTACCCTCAGTCGTAGGCAATTGCCCTTCCTGTAAGAAGGGTGATAGGTCTATGATACTTATTGACTTTGTTCCTAATAGAAGCAGGTATGAATTTAGTACAGTATATCTAAGATGTATATGCTGTAATACAGTTCATCAAAAACAAATTAGAGAAGTAACAGAGGATTAATTATGAATTCGTTTAGTGAAATTGTACAAGCGTGCAACCTCAAGTCAGAATATGATGAGATTTATAATAAAAATCGATTCAGGGGTATGCCCCGTCATCTAACGCCTACTAATGCTAAAATTGTTTTGAAGGCTAAAAAAACTGAAGACGCTAGTGAAAACCCTTTCGTTATCAGGGTTAATAATATTGCTAGTGAATTTGACTCTTTGGTAAAGTCAGCTAAAAAGTCAAGAGATGCACTTTACGTAGAAAAGCTAGAGGTATAAATGAATATTAAAATTTACGGTAAAGAAAATTGTTCTTATTGCACTCAAGCAAAATCTTTACTAGAATCATATAACCTAGACTATCAATACTTTAGTCTTGGTACAGATCTAACAGTAGAAGAGCTTATTGAATCTTTTCCTACAGCTAAAACTGTACCTATTGTAGTAGTCAACAATAAATGGATTGGTGGCTATAATGAACTTGAAACATATATTGAAGAGACGATGAATAATTATGGCCATCCCATCTAAAGAAGAACTAATCAACACACTTAAAGAACATAATGTTACTGTTAAATTTACTAAAATTGACGGTACGGAACGCTCTATGAAATGCACTCTTAGAGAAGATACGGTAATACCGTATGATAAGAAAACAGAAGTATCAAAAGCTAAGAACGATAATATCGTTTCTGTGTGGGATCTTGAAAAATCAGCTTGGCGCTCCTTTAGATATGACTCAGTCTTAGAAGTTTATAAATAGATATAATTAAACTTCTAGGAGCTATTATGACTGAGCCAATAACACCTATTATGATAAAGCTTATAGCCGGGATAGGTGGTCTTGTAGGAGGAGCATCTTTTATGGCGTTTTATAGACCTAAAAATGTTTGGGATGCAGCTATAAGAGCTGGTCTTAGTGTTACAACAGCTATTGTATTTTCACCTATTGTGCTAGAATGGTTTAAATTTATGCAATCTATGAATAATACACTAGGAGCATCAGTTGTAATAGGTTTCTGTTCTTGGAGCCTTCTCTCGCTTTTAGCGAGATTTTTAATAGATATTCAAGACGAAAAAGTTAAAATAAAATTACCGGATTATTTAGAACGCAAATAAAATAGTATATTATGAATGATGTGAAAAAGAAAATACTAGTTACCGGCGGTCTCGGCTTTATTGGTAGTCATTTAGTAGATAGATTAGTAAAGAGCTACACAGTAGATGTGGTTGATGATTTATCTACAGGCTCAGCAGATAATATAAATCAAGAAGCTAATTATTATATAACAGATGTTGTAAGCTTCTGTAAAAATAATAATATTAAATACGATAAAATCTTTCATCTAGCAAACAATGCTCGTATTGCTAGATCTTTTGAATATGTTGAAGAAACACTTCTCAACAATTATACCAGCACAGTAGCACTTTGTGAGTATATTAGAAGAACTGACTCAGGTCATATGTTCTTTGCATCATCTTCAACAACAGAATTCACAGATCAATATAATAACCCATACACATTTTCAAAGTTTGTATGTGACGATCTTTTAGAAATGTATAGACGTTTATTTAACGTACAGAGCAGTCTTATTAAATTTTATAACGTATATGGTTCAATGAGAGAAAAAGATCTCGGAGAACACACTACAGTTATACGTAAATTTAAACAACAATATCTTCAAAATAAACCTCTTACAATTGTAGGAAACGGATTGCGTAAAAGAGATTTTACCTCTGTTAATGATACTATAGAAGGTCTAGAGTTACTTTTGTATAAGAATGAACATGAAACTGACTACCACTTAGGTACAGGTAAAAATGTTGCTATTATAGATATTGCAAAAGCTTTCGATCATCCTTATATTCAGATAGAAGATAGAAAATACGAACTACAAGACACATTATGCACAAAGCAAAATATTTCTGGCTGGCAGCCTAAAGATAGTGTGATTGAGCATATTAAATTATGGAGAAAAGAAAATGCCGTTAGCTAAAGACACACTTTCATCTAAAGCAATGGGTGGTTCAGAGCTTATGAAATTTAGGCTAGTGCAAGAACTCGGAGAAGATTATCTTAGTGATTTTCAAATTTTTGTTTCAAGAGTAGAGGAAGAACTTGATCCTAATAAGATTAAGATCTACTGGCACCAAGATCTACCTTGGGATCCCGCATGCGACCATCTAAAAAATAACGGATGGAAGAAGTTTGATTATTTTGTATTTAATTCTAATTGGCAGATGAATATCTTTAATATGGTATTAGGTATTCCATATTTTAAATCAATCGTGCTTAATAATGCTATTGAACCTATTGAGCCTTTAGAGAAGCCATCAGATAAAATTAAGCTTATATACCACCCAACACCTCATAGAGGTCTAGAACTTCTAGTTCCTGTTTTTGAAGCATTATGCCAAGAGCATGATGATATCGAGCTTGATGTATATTCTAGTTTTAAGATTTATGGGTGGGAGCAGCGTGATGAGCAGTATAAAGCTCTCTTTGACCGCTGCAAATCTAATCCAAAAATTAACTATTATGGATCCGTGCCTAATGAGCAAATAAAGAAAGCTTTAGCAGAAGCGCATATTTTTGCTTACCCTAATATATGGGTAGAGAGCTCATGTATTGCTCTTATGGAAGCAATGAGCGCTAAATGTGTATGTGTGCATCCTAATCTTGGTGCTCTGTATGATACAGGTGGTGGTATTACTAGAATGTATCAGTGGGATGAAGATAAGAATATTCACGCTAGCAAATTTGCTGGAGTTCTATCTCAAACTATCAACGATGTTCGCGAAAAAAGACACCTCAATGAAATTGAATTCATCAAGGTGTATGCAGATGCTAAATTTAATTGGCACAAACGTCTCATCGAATGGAAGACTCTTTTAGAGTCTCTCAAAAAGATGAAAGATAGTAATCTTCTTAATAACAGAGAAGAAGTTCTAATTTATAGAACTTCGTAACCTGAGCAGATAGTCTATATAAGCTAGACCAATAGGTACTGCAGGCATAAGACCTGTAGTAAAACAAAACAGCGCAGATATGAATATCGTTGTTCTCATCATATTATTATTATCGCATATTCTGTATAAAATAGCCACTGTTTTTTTAAGAAAAACACGGATTCTAACTCATTGAAATCATTAGCTTTTTTTCCAGTTGATTTTTTAACGAAAGCAGCTATTATAATGATAGATATAGTGGAGAAAGCATGATGGCGCGAAAAGCTGTTATTCGTGCGAAGCGAGCCCCTAAAGCTCCTCGCCGTACTAAAAACGAGAACTATCTCGTTAACGTTAAGTATCTAGGTCAAGAGCCTGCGTTCAAAGGCAAGGTGCCTAACGCTGAGCTTTGCCGAGCTTTTAACTGGTATAACGTTATGTCAGAAGAGTCTGATGTGCGTGAGTATCTTTCTGACTTCTATAAAATGATGAAAGATGAGGCTACGCTTAAGAAGATTAAGCGTGTACCTTATATGCGTCTTCCGTTGACGTCTGCATGGATTTTCCGCTTGCATATGCGTGGAGCAGAGCTTGATATCGATATGGTCAAGCGTGCTCATGAGCGTGTTAAGGAAAGCTTTGCTTACGTCGAAGCAGAGAAGAAAGAGGATGCTGAAGTGAAGGTAGAAAAGCCTTCTATTCAAGATCGTATCAAGGATCGCGTTAGCGATATTATTGGCTCTGTCGAGGAAATGCTCGATGAGGGTAAAGATATCGAGATGTATGAGTGGCTGCAGAAGAATCAAATTCCTGCAGCTCATGCTAAGAAGATAGCCGAGTATTATCTTCCTATTCGTGATGAGATCGCTGATGCAATCGAAGGCTCTGATCCCGATCTTAAGGAAGGGTATCGTCGATACTCTAAGTCAGAGCTCAATAAACTTCTGGCTAAGTATTCTGAGTTGGTAGATGATGCTCAGCGGTATTCTGGTAACGTTAAGAAGGCGCGCTCTCCTCGCAAGAAGAAGGCGCCTTCTACCGAGAAGCTGCTCAAGTACTTCAAGTATCAGCTCGAGTCTAATGAGCATAAGCTTAAATCTATTGTTCCTGCTACCATTATAGGTTCACAGGAACTCTGGACGTTTAATACTAAGTACAATGTGCTGACTGTGTTCCGTGCTCGCGGGCCGGCTGGTCTCACTATTAACCGTACTTCTATTAATGGATATGATGATACTACTTCAGTATCAAAGCGTATCGGCCGTAAGACTGAGCATTATCTCAAGCAAGTACTTACTGGTGGTAAGATTGTGCTTCGACGTCTCATGGAAGATATTAACTCCGATCCTGCTAAGTTTGCAGATCGGATTAACGAAAACACTGTGCTGCTCAGGGTGACTTGAGCAGCATTTCTAATTATCAGAAACAATAAATAGTATTGACCTCTGATAATTAAGAAGGTACAGATGACAGATAATGTAGTAAATTTTCCAAACAATACTAGTGAACTTTATCCGTCTACAATAGAAGAATCAAAAGAACATATTAATGCAGTTAGACAACACTTTTGTGATGAAGTGTGTCAAGATGTTACAGATGCAGTGATAGGTGTATTAGGCTCTTATAATATACATATAAAAGCAGAAGAAGCACACGTTAAAGATTTTGTTTTTCTAGAAGAGACGTTAAAGGCTTTAGTCTATAGATACAAAAAACTTCCACACCAGTTTCAAGAAATAACTGAGAGTGTTATTACACTCACAGATGAAGCAATGGAAGATCTTGAAAAGAAGAAAGCCTTAAATACAGTTGATTAATTATTAATTTGACTATATATTAATAGTGCAAATTAATGTGGAACTTAAAAATGATAATTGTTGATTTTAATCAAGTAATGATATCTAATCTCATGATGCAGATTGGTAATCACACAAACATCCCTATAGAAGAGGGCTTGTTTCGTCACATGGTTATTAACTCGCTTCGCACATACAAACAAAAGTTTGGTAATGACTTTGGCGATTTGATAATTGCTTGTGATGATAAAAATTACTGGCGTAAGCAAGTTTTTCCTTATTATAAAGCTAACCGTAAAAAGAATCGAGAGGCGTCTGAGATTAACTGGACGCATGTATATGATATCTTTAATAAGGTTAAGCAAGAGATCAAAGAAAATTTTCCTTACAGAGTTATTCAAGTAGATACAGCAGAAGCAGATGATGTTATTGCTACTCTCACACAATCAAGCGCTGAAGATGTATTAATTTTATCTGGCGATAAAGATTTTGTCCAGCTACAATCTAATCATAACGTAAAGCAGTATGATCCAGTTCGTAAGAAGTGGATTGCACATAATGATCCAAAGAGATATCTTTTTGAACATATTCTAAAAGGAGACCAGGGTGATGGTATTCCTAATGTTCTCTCTGATGATGATACTTTTGTTACTGAAAAGAGACAAAAGCCCTTGACTCAAAAGAAGATAGATACTATCTATAATGACGGTGTAATGATGCTTGATAAAGCTATTGATCGTAATTATATGCGTAATAAACAGCTAGTTGATCTTAACATGATACCTGATGCTATTAGAAAAGAAGTAATTAATAAATATCAGGAAGAATCAGGTAAGGATAAAAGCAAGCTGTTTAATTACTTTATTGCCTACAAGCTTAAAAATTTGATGGAAAATATTGGTGACTTTTAAATGATTAGACAGTCTATTGCTCAGACTCTTAAAGAGATCTCTGAGCTTCCTACTAAGCAAGAGCGAGTAAAGGCTCTAGCACAAAACAATCACGGCGCTATTAAAGTTTTACTTCAATATATGTTTGATAAACGCGCTAAATTTATTCTACCTAAAGGTGATCCACCTTTTAAGGTATCAAAATTTAAAGATCATACTCGATTATATCCAGAAGTTCGTAAACTCTATCTCTTTATTGAAGGTGGGCATCCAGGATTAACTCCTTTAAAAAGAGAAACACTTTTCCTCGACATCTTAGAAAACGTAGATGAAGATGAAGCTAGGTTGCTCCTTGCTATTAAGGATAGAAAGAATCCATTCAAAGGACTGACCCCAGATATTGTATTAGCAGTATACCCAGGATTGTTTCCGAAATGATTAACAATAAGCATACAAAGTTTGATAATAAGCCAGTTAAAAAGACCTTTAATAACAAAAATTATCAATATTTTGAAGAAGAGAAAACTACTCTTCGTGATGTAAAGCGCAACTTTGAACAAAAGAAGTATCGCAATTTTAACAACGTATTGCGTTCAAAAGATATTGACGCATTAATGGATTACGAAGATGATTGAGATGCTAGAATTAAACTTATATCAAGCAATTGCTTGGACCGCTCTTACGTTTTTAGTAAGCATGTTATACAAGCATTTTGGTTATGTTAGTGGGATGAAAGAAGGCATTCAAGAAATGCTTATTATTTTTAATCACCATGAGCGCGAAGCTACACAAAGAGTATTAAAAAAACTTAAACAAGAAAGAACTACTAATGCAGAAGCAAATTGATAGTAATAGTGATAGTCTTAATGTTGGACATCTTATTGACGAACAATTTAGACCAAATAAGCTTGAAGAAAATAAAAATTTACAAGAATTAGTTGAGCGAGATATGCGTGCTGAGGGGTATGATCCCCTAAATAGTAATGACGTCAAAGCATACTGGGCGTCTAAAGGTATCGTTAATTAATGGCTAATTATACGTTTTTAGATACTAATACTAATGAAGAGTTTGACATTTCAATGTCAATTTCTGAACTAGATAATTACAAAAAAGCCAATCCACATCTCATTCAACAACTTAGAGCAACCGCTATTGCAGACCCAACCCGCTTAGGCCTTAAAAAGCCTGATAGCGGGTTTCGTGATTTAATGAAAGATATGAAAAGCAAGCATAGAAGGAGCTCTATCAATACATGGTAACATAGAGGTATCATATGGAAAGACTAACCCGCGCTGAAAAAAGACTTTTAAGAGAACAAAAGCGTCAGGAGGCAAAAGAGCAAAAAAACTATCTTTCATTAAGATCCATTTCTCCAAAAACAAAAAATCAGGAGCAAGTATTTAGAGACTTTACAAATGGTAAAAATCTTTTCATCCACGGACTACCAGGCACAGGTAAATCTTTCATATCACTTTATCTCGCACTAAATGAGCTTATAGAATACCATGAATATAAAAATATAGTAATTATTAGATCAGTAGTACCTACAAGAGACATGGGCTTCCTTCCAGGCTCAGTTAAAGACAAAGCTAAAGTTTATGAAGCTCCATATCAATCAATATGTACTGAGCTCTATGGAAGAAAAGACGCGTATGATATTTTAAAAGGTAAAGGTTTAGTAACTTTTGAGACATCATCATTCCTACGCGGTGTAACTTTTGATAATAGTATTGTTATTGTTGATGAATGTCAAAATATGACCTATCATGAACTAACAACAATTATTACTCGCGTAGGTAAAAATACCAAAATAGTTTTTAGTGGCGATTATAGACAAACTGATCTATCATACGATGATGATAAGTCAGGGCTTAAAAACTTTATGAAAATTATCAACAAGATGCCAAAATATTTCTCTTGTATCGAATTTACAGAAGATGATATCGTAAGATCAGGTCTTGTTAAAGAGTTTATTATTAAGAAAACACAACTTGAAGCAACAAATTTTAGAACACCAATCTTTACTTCAGGGCATTTTGCAGGAGCGGAAGCACTTCACGCTGCTCAAAAAGAATGAGCAGTACAAAGACGTATTGGAACAAGTAAATACAGATACCGGCAGGTATTACAAAACGCCTGCCGGTAAACTCTACCCTTCTGTAACAACGGTAACCGGTCTTTTAGGTGCTGATGCAATTAAAGAGTGGAGACTGCGCGTAGGTGAGGAAGAAGCTAATAGGATTAGTTCAACAGCTGCAAGACGTGGTACACGTATACACCAGTTGTGTGAAGATTATATTAACGGCAGTATTATAGATACTGCGAAGTATAACTTTAATGATGCGTTTAATTTTAAACTTTTAAAACAAGTTATTGATAGTAATATCGACAACGTACATCTTCAAGAAGAAAGATTATATTCAGATTATCTTGAGATGGCAGGTACTGTAGACTGTGTAGCTGAGTATAATGGTAAATTAGCTATTGTTGATTTTAAAACAGCTCGCAAACTAAAAGATAAGAATTATATTACTAATTATTTTTGCCAAGCAGCCGCTTATGCAATTATGTATGAAGAGCGTTTTAATATACCAGTATCGAGAATAGTTATTCTCATATCAGTCGATGATGAGCAACCACAAATATTTGAAGAGCGCAGAGACAATTTTGTAAATAAACTGCTAGAAGTACGCAAAGAATACAAAATTAAATATGGCATTTAATCAAAATATATATTATAAATAAGATACTATCGTTGACGGAAATCGAAAGACGATCTGGACCGGGGGGCGGTACCCCGCGCCTCCACCAAAGGTACACCGCGATAACTCGTTATATCCGCACTAAGCGCTTAGTGACGCTAAAGGATGAACTCGGTGTATCTTTGATGGGGGCGAAACAGGATCGACAGGCGTGTAATAGGTAACTTGAGATAGTCGATTGGTCGCGTTATAGACCATTAATCTAAATGCAAACGATAATGTTGCATCTCGTTACGCCTTAGCGGCCTAACATGAGCTCGGTGGGAGCTTGGAAACAGAATCCCACCACCTCCCTTTTTAAAGTGCAGCATAAATGAATATTCCTAAATTTAAAACCTCTGCGGATTTTGCTAAAGAGATAGAAAAAATATCGTCTTCAAAAAGTATTAGCTTTTTTGAAGCAGTTGTATTATATTGTGAAGTAAATAATATTGAAGTTGAAACAGCGGCTTCTATTATTAAACAAAGCACGTTCTTAAAGACAAAGATTCAACATGAGGCTGAAGATCTTAGATTAATGAAGAAGACAGGTGCAAGACTTCCAATATGACACCATTTGAAGCATATAAACTTTATAATGCTATTAAGAACCACTTTACTACAGAATCTTACGACTACTTCAAATATAATGGTAAAGTGAGAGCATCAGAAAACACTTTTGAGACTCGTAAAGACAAATATCAATTTTATAAACTATCTAAGCATGAAGACCCTTTAACTTTTTTAGTTGCAAATTTATCAGAAAATCCTAAAATATGGGTAGGTGATTTGTTTAATAGTGAGTATGAGTTAGTCTATAGTAAATACTTAAAACGTAAACAATCACTCTCGTATAACTTTCAAAATGATATCGGTAATATGTTAGAGAACTTTGATAGTAATTTTGAAGTTCAATCTGGCAACTATCCTCACCTTCTTAATTTGCTTGTTCGTAATAAAATTACTAAAGAAACATTTATTATTATTAACGACTGTGTACGCTTCTTTGGTAAATGGAATAAACAAATTAACGATCCAGTTTTGTGGCCTACAATAGCACTTAACTGTAGAAAGCTTTATCCCTTCATGGATTATGATAAAGCTAAATATTGTAGTATCTTGAGAGAAAAGTTCTCATGATATTATATACAACGTATACACTTATACATCGTCATACAACGGAGATTAGATATGGCAAGTAATTTTGAAGCCCTTAAGCAGAATCGTAAATCCTCTTTCGATAAGCTTACCTCTGAGCTTACCAAGCTCAAGTCAAATAATAACAATCAAGATAATTCTTCTGATGATCGTTTTTGGAAGCCTGATGTAGATAAGGCAGGTAACGGTTATGCAGTTATTCGTTTTCTTTCTGCACCAAAGAATGAAGATGTACCTTTCGTACGCATTTGGGATCATGGCTTTCAGGGCCCCGGCGGCTGGTATATTGAGAAGTCACTGACAACTCTCGGTAAGCCAGATCCACTGTCTGAGTATAATACTAAGCTTTGGAACTCTGGTATTGAGTCTAATAAAGATCTTGTACGTAAGCAGAAGCGTCGTCTTAGCTACTACTCTAATATTTACGTAGTTAAGGATCCTACTCGACCAGAAAATGACGGTAAGGTATTCCTATTCAAGTATGGTAAGAAGATCTTTGATAAGATCAACGAAGCTATGCACCCTCAGTATGAAGATGAGGCTGCTCTTAACCCGTTTGATCCTTGGGAGGGAGCCAACTTCAAGCTTAAGATTCGTAATGTAGAGGGCTATCGTAACTATGATAAGTCTGAATTTGACTCACCTTCAGCTCTCTTTGATGATGATAGCGCTATTGAAAAGGTGTGGGAACAGCAGCACTCATTGCAAGAGCTTGTTGATCCAAAGCACTTTAAGTCATATGAAGAACTTAAGATGCGCCTTGAGAAAGCAATCGATCTTGCAGGTGCATCTGGATCTAACCGTAGTCATGCAGATCAAATGCTTGAGCAAGAAGAGGAGGCATTCCCGGTTCCTTCAAAGTCAGCTCCTATTAAGGAAGCACCTAAGCAGAGTGCTCCATGGGAAGAAGATGATGACGATGAACTTAGCTTCTTTAAGAAGCTTGCACAAGACAGCTAAAAGAAACGGGGCGCAAGCCCCGTTTTTATTTTATACAGATGCAAAATTATCTTGCGAGTATGTTCGAGAATCTGCAGGTGTTTTATACGCTACAGTTAACGTAGCACCTCTACCTCTGCCATCAGATGCAACTTGTGGCATAACTTGCTGAGCAGGTGCTTGTGGACCATTAATTACAACAGGAGCTACTACAGTTTTAGTATTAGTAGCAGTTTCGAAAGATCTATCTCTTATAGACTGTGTAGAGGGTAATATATTGCCTGCACCTGGTTCTTGTAGTGTATCTCGAAGTGAGGATTGTTGTTCTATACCTCTCATCTCATCTTCTTGAGTTTCACCCTCGATAGGTTGCTCTATAGTTGCATCTTCATTAGCTGGTGAAGAAGCAGGAGGAGCAATAGTAGTAGGAGCCGCTGTACTGTTTTCTAACGTAGTTTCTTCTTGCCCTGGTTGAGGTGTTATATTAGGTGTAGCTGCAGGTGGTGTTGATGCTTCTGGCTGTGGTTGCTCAGTACCAGGAGCAGGAGGTGTTGCAGGTTGTCCGGGTTCTTGAGTAGTAGCAGGGGCTATACTTTTAACTATTTCAGGTAGTGAATACAGTGTAGCGTTAGGATCAACTTCAACACCATTACTTCTAAGCCCTTCAACGAAAGTTTTTATGTTTTCGTTTTCTTCCATTGCTTTTTCTATTGGAGTCTCTAAGCTTACCGGCAGCCCGTAAGATTGATCAAATCTAGTTACTAAACTCTCAGCTGTTTTATATAAGTTAGATTCTTCTGGTTTAACTTGACCACTTTTTATCTCAGCTATAGAAGGGGTTATATTTTCTAAAGTTGCGTCAATATTTTCAACATCTTCTACATTATTGCTCAATAATCCAGCAGCAGCTCCAATACCTAAAGCAAGAGCTGTACCTAGACCAGCTGCTTTTAGTGCACCGCCTACAGTAGTTCTTATAAATCCTTGTCTTTGAGGTCTTTCAGCAGTAGCTGCAACATTACGATTTACTGTTGCTTGTCCGATAGCTAAACTTCTTATAGAAGATACTAGCGTACTTATAGTTCTTCTCATACTATCTACTGAACTTACAATATAATCTAATTTTTCATCTGGTGTTCCACCTGATACCATAGGTGATATAACACCAGAAGCTCCCATGTTTAATTGCTGGATAGGAGTTACATTAGGGCTTACTTCTGGCTCTTCAATATTTAATTGTTGCTCTTCTTCACCATCTTGACCTTGCTGGTTTTGCTGGCCATTCAATGCATTAGCTAACAGCCCACCGCCAGTAGCAGCCCCTCCTAAACCAAACATCCTCTTGAGATTCTGCCAGCCTCCTTTAAGCATTCTGCCGCCAGCCCCAAATAATCTAGCCCCTAATCCAGCTAATCCTTGCATTTATATCTCTTATTCTTTATTTGCTTCTTTTTGTTTTTGCAATTCAGTTTCTAGTAACCCTATATAAATGTCTCTTTCAAAGGGTATCATTCTTTCTATATCACTTAATGAATATTTATGATAATACGTGAGCAAAAAATTAATATTATAGTAATTAGCTATCGTATTATGAGACATGCTTACTAAAAAAAATTCTTTAAATTGTTTACCTCATAATCAACTTTTTTACCATTTGAATTTACATACGATACTTTATGAGATACTGTAGGCATGCTTTCGAGAAAATCATTAAATTTGCCTACCATCTCGCTAGGCATTCCCTCAAAAAAATCATCAAGTTCTTTTCTAGGGGTTTCAGATGCTTTGTAAATAGAATCGCCGCTATAGACATAATCTACACAATCTTTTACTAATTCAAATGTAGCTAATGGATCTTTTTTAAAGTCTTTACCTTTAAGCATATCAACCGTTGGATACTTCATAACAATACCAGTATCATCATTTATTTTAACTGTATTAGTGTGATTTTCTGGTTTAGTATATTTTACATCATCTAAATTAACTTCTACTTTATAGAGTTTCTTATCTTCTGTGTCTCTTAAACTTAATTCAACAATATTACCGATAGATTTACTTCTTAATTGAATAAACAAATATTGAATATCAAAAATAGGAAGTTTATTAACATCTATTTTAGTAATAAGGCAATTATTGATAATTTGTTTTACTGCTTCTAAAAGAATATAATCATCTTCAGAGCTCTCTTTCGCAATAAGAAGAATCTTTTCTTCTTTAACTGTAAATGGTTTAAATTGTACCGGCTCTTTATGTGAAACTATTTGACAGCTAAAAACAGGTAGTTTTATTTTAGGTAAAGGCATAATATACTCCAATTAATCATTTTAAATTGCATTTCTATTTCTAAATCTATTTAAAGGTGAGCGTGCCGCAAATGTAGATAATACCAGCGAATCTCTCTGTACTTGTCTATTATAACCAGGATCATTAGAATATCCAGCAAACCCAGAAGGGAATAAACTGTTAAAATAGTTAATACCAGGGCTATAATTATCATATTGGGTAGATGGTTTAATAAAATTAGAAGTCCAATAATCATAGTTAATAGTTACAGGCATTGACATAATTTCATTATTGTATTCCCAAGACAGTTCAATATCACCTAATGCAGTTGGAAAAGCATTATAAAATTTATATTCAATTAACGATTCAGAAACATTATTATACACGTAGATATCGATAATAGTTGAATAGTCATCTTTATAAGACACATCAAACATCTGAGCACCATTAACTGTTGAAGGTGCATTTATAGCTTTATTACCACCAAAATTAATTACGCTCTGTGCCCATTTAGTAAAAAAATTATGAGCTGATAAATTTTGATCTACAAAAAAGTTTGGCATTAGAGGGCCAAAACTTTGTGAGTATGGCATTTTTGTTGAAACACCAAAACCGTTAGGTAAAACGTCTCTATTGTTAATTGTAACACCAGGCAAGTTAACTTTATAACATAAAAATGGTAATATATTACCGCTTGCTGCAGCAATACTACTACCAATAAAATCTTCTTCTTCTGAGTCTGGAGCTCCTAGATTATATCTTAAGCTAGCAGGTGCAGTAATAAACATTAAGAAACGGTTGTTTTGCAACACACCATTATTGTAGCTAGCTACTGCTGATTTAATTCTTGAAATACCAGATACAGTTGATGATGTTGGCTGTAATTCAGGTCTTTGAAATAAGAAATAATCTATAAACGGGTTACCTAGAGTTGCCATGTGATACCTTATTTTGTAACAAATTCTGCTAGTGGTAAACTCATAGCATAGTTCCATTCTTTAGGAGGAATTAAAAGAAATCGAGATCTCACATGACCATACAAATATCTATGCAATGTTTTATCAAAATATTTATACTTAGCAGAACCATTTAATATTTGATATGATAAAGCTATTTTAGTAGTTTCATCATATTGTGAATTTGTTCTTAAATCTCTTAAAGAATTCATTAATGACATTCTTTGTAAAGGATTTAAATAATGCATATTCATTCCTAGAAAAGAAGATCCGTCTGAATTTATAGGAAAAACTAGAGGATACTTGTCATAGATAGGTAGAATATTTTTAAATTTAGGATCGTAAACAAACAAATATAAACTGCCAGGAACAATACTAGAAACAGTATTATTACTAGCGCCAGAAATTAATGCAGGAGCAGATGCTGCTTCTATTACTTTTTCTCTAAACCAATTTTTTGTGTTTTCATCAGCCATTAATTTTTAATACCTAGTTCTTTTTCTGTCAACACTTTAAAAATCCATTTTCTATCTTTACAAAATTCTTCTGCTGCCTTCCATTTGGCTTGGTTTATACCATAAGTAAAAACTTCTTTAATGTAGCGTCTAGAAACTTTATCTTGTTTAACAGGCTCTTTAGTTTGACCTGATGGTTTTACTTCTAAAATCATAGTTTCTAAAGTGCCTGTTCTATTTCTCATTTTAACATAAAAATCTGGAAAATATCTATGAATTTTATTATCAACTGGTGAAATATAAGGTATAATTATTTCTTCAGATCCCCACTCAATTACCCCTGGATGCTGGTCAAAATACCTCATAACTCTCAATTCCCACAGACTTCTATAAATAATATTAGTAGGGTTACCCTTGTATTTTTCAGGATACTTCGGTTTAAATCTTCCTTTGTAACTAGCCATTATTAAATCTTCTATAAATATAACAGTATAAGTATTTATCAACAATGAGAGAATTATGGCTAGCCCTGCACAACAAATGATAGAAGCAAATAGAGCTCTTACATCACAGACCTCTATACCGTCCTCTTATTCAACTTTTCCTAGTACACTACCTAATAAGTTTATTAGATTATCATTTTTTAAATATAATAGACCTGCAACGTCAGGTGCTAGTAGCAATGAGCAAATTCAAGCTACTATTAATATGCCACTACCTATCAGTTTATTAGATCAATATGTTGCTAGATTTACAGGTGTCGATCTTGGTATTTTAGGTGGGCTTTTAATGGATGCAGGCTCTGCTACAAAAGAAATTTTTTCTGATTTCTCTATAGACAAAGTATCATCTAAAGTTCAAGAGATGTATAAATCTCTTACACCATCAGTTGCTAATGATATTGCAACTTTATTATTAGTTAGATTTGCGGGTTATACTGCAGGCGTCGCTGGGTCACTTGGTCTAGGCGGCGGCGGTATACAAACAGCTACAGAGCAGCTTTTAGGTAGAATTGTTAACCCTAGAACTGTTTCTGCTTTTCATGGAATGAATTTAAGAACACATAATTTTCAATGGTTTTTAGCTCCTAAAAATGAAGCTGAAAGCAGATCATTAGAAAACATTTTTAGTATTATTAGATTTCATATGCATCCACCTAAAGGTGCAACTGAATATGTTATTGAATATCCTTCTGAAGTAGAAATTGACGTTATAGGTGTTGAGCAACATCTATTTTATTTTAAAAGATGTGTTATTACAGGATTTAGTGTAGATAGAACAGCCTCTGGGCAGCCTGCGTTCTTTAAAGATTCACAAATGCCAGTTATGTACAGATGTTCATTAAGTCTAAGTGAGGTAGAGACTATTCTTAGAGACGATCTACCTAATACGAGCAACGGACTTCAAGGTAATGATAACACTGCTACCGAAAATAGAAGATAAGTTAAAGGCTATTAAATGTCATATTTTAACAATTTTAATAAAGTTATGTATAATAATAAGCTCGCTGTTAATCTTTTAAACAGGGGTAAAATTAATATAGAAGCTCTTAAATCTTCTACTGCATTTTTTCCTTACGAAATGCGCGAAGGTGATAGAATGGATAATATTGCACAATTTGCATTTCAAGATTCATTTAAAGACTGGGTAATCGCTTTTAGTAATGATGTAGTTGATCCTTATTATGATTGGTATTTAACTGACGATCAGCTTAATGAGCATATGAAAAAGAAATATGGATCTCTAGAAGCAGCACAGGAGAATATTGAATATTGTGAAGTAACAAAATTAGATGGTAACAGCACTGATATAGATCACTATAATGCTAGAGTTACTGAACTTACTAAGACTTTAGAGGGCGCCAATAATTCATATACCTACACCGAAGTAAATTCTTTTAATATTGAGATAGAAAATAACTTAGAAAAAAGATTTGTTAAAGTTCTATTACCAGAATTTGCAGAAAGAGCTGAAAAAGAATTGCAAGTTTTATTTAAAGAAGATTAATTATGGCAGGTTATAATTCTACGAAAGATACTAGAAAACCTGGTGATGTCGATGTAAAGAAAGCTACAATCTTTACTCATGATAGAAAAAGAAGATTTGATATTTCATTTCAGTTAGTATCTCTTAAAATATATGAAGACATATTTAAAAATACTATGTACGGTACCGTAACGTTCATAGATAGAATGAATTCACTACAAGAGCTGCCAATTTTAGGTGAAGAATTTTTTGAAGTTGAATTTGAAAATCCAAATATAATTGGAAAAAAATTCTCTGCTAATTTTTTTATATATGCTGTATCTGATGTAGTGCCTGCAGAAGATAGAAAAAGTCAATTAGTTACTCTACATTTTATTAGTGCTGAGCATTTAGAGAACGCTAAAAAGCTAGTCAGTTATGCTTTTAAAAATGATAGTTTTTCTAATCACGTAAAAAGATTATTAACAGATAGTGTATTTTTAGGATCTAAAATACCTGTAGCAAGATGGACCGATTCAACTGGGTCAAAAGGAACGTTTACTTTTCCATACCAATCATGTTTTGAAATAATAGAATATTTTAGATTGAATGCTTATAAATTTGATGATCCATCTAGTGCATATGTATTTTTTCAAAATCAAAATGGTTTCAACTTTACAACAATAGACGACTTAATTAGAAATCCAGTTAACAAAGATGATGTTGTTGTTTTACGTCACTATTCTGTATCACAAGTAAACCCTAGAGAACAAAGTGCAGAAGATGTTATTAACACAGCTCAAGCAGTAGTATATAATAATATTAATGATACCCTAGAAAGTATGAAGAGAGGTGTATTTACATCTCAGACTACCATATTTGATTTTCCGTATAAAAGCACATCTACTAGAGATTATAAAATAGCTTCTGACTTTAATACTTTTGCTCATTTAGATGACGGGTTAGGTTTAGATCCTAGATTTAGAACTGCAAATAGAAAACAAGCAGGCCCTAAAAATTCAAATTATTTTATAGAAGAGATTAGTAAAGCTACATCAGGTATAGGTTCAGGAGCCGACCCTGCAATTTATGTAGGTAGAAACTTTCTTTTTCCAGAAAATTCTGATAGAGGTGTAACTGGTATTTTAGATTTTGCTGCTAGAAGATCAGCATATAATGAAATGCTTCAACAATTGCCTTTAACTATTCAAATGTTTGGAAACCCAAAACTTACTGCAGGAGCAGTAGTAGAATTATTAATTCCTACAGTTACGCATAATACCGTTGAAATGCATAAAGATGAAATGTCAAAATACATTTCCGGCAGATTTTTAATTGGTAGAGTATGCCACACTATTGAAGTAGATACTTATAAAATGACTCTAAATATATTTAAAGAAAGCTACAAAGAAAGAATTAATCCTACCGATCCGTTCTATAATGTTGGTGGGGTTGGTCCTAGATTTGGAGGGCCTATTTAATGTCTTATAGTTATATGGGTTTAGGCGGTAAAACATTTTGGTTTACAGGTGTAGTAGAAGATGTTAATGATCCGTTGCAAATAGGTCGAGCTAAAGTAAGAGCTCATGGGTTACATGCACCTTCTAGTGTAATAACTACAGAAGATTTGCCTTGGTCTACAGTTCTACTTCCTACTACTGCTGGTGGCGGGCAAGGTGTTAGACATACACCTGGTTTAGATGTTGGTGCTACTGTTATGGGATTTTTTATTGATGGTGCAAGCGGTCAATATCCTATTATAGTTGGTATTATACCAGGGATTAACGGAGAAACTGATTTAACAGCACCAGATTCTGGAACACTCAGTCAAGGCCGTCCTGGTGATGGGTCACCAAGTAGTGTTCCGGTAGATAACTCTCCACTACCAGTACCACCTCCTGGAGCTACTGGTGAAAGTCTTGATGCTATAAAGTCTAGATTGCCATTAAGTAATTCTGCTAAAAATAAATTAAAAGCTGATCCATGCTATATGATGAATTACTTTGAAAAAGAATTGGGGCTTTCACGTCTTCAATCTGCTGCATTAGTTGGTAACTTTGCGCATGAATCTGCTGGATTTAGTCCTACAGTAGAAAATATTGGGGATGCAAAAGATGGCACTAACAGTGTTGGTTTAGCACAATGGAATCAAGATAGATTGACTAATCTTTATAAGTTTGCAAATAGACTACAAAAGCCATGGCAAAGCTTAGAAGTTCAAATGGCGTTTGTGGTTTGGGAAATGAATAATACACACACAGGTGCATATAATGCTCTTAAATCAGTAAATGGTAATACTGTGGGGGATCTTTATAGAGCTGTAGATGTAGTAAGAAACAAGTATGAAGTAGCTGTTGATCACCCGGATAGAAGAAGCTTTGCATATGGTTTCTTCTCAGGTTGCCCAGTAAGCAGTTCATAATTTAGTTAGAGGAATAATATGGCATTAGATCCAGCAGCAATTTCTGGCGGTGAAGAACAGATTTATAAAACCGGTCAGTCAAAATTTATAAGTGCTTTAGCAGATATACGTAGCGCTAAAGCGCAGCTTCCTGGTGGACAATTAGAACAAGTAAGATCGCTTGCTGGTAATACTTTACAAAACTTAAATTTAATTGATCTTATTAACGTTACTGCAGGTCTTACTAATATAACTAGTGCTATTGCTAAATCATTCCCCGCTGTACCACAAGCACTACAACTTGCTGGTTCTATTGCGGGTATGACCCCTCTTACACTTATAAATGCATTTACTGCTTTTGAAGCATTTAATAACGTAGCAGTTAATGATATTACTCTCACTCCACTTAAGAATGATATAAAAACTGTAGAAAGTATTACTTCAAGAATTACTGGGTTTACTAACGCTAGATCATTATTTGATGGCACCACGTATGATAACTTTCTTTCTCAAGTAGCTATTTTTGATGATAATAAAAAACCAATAGTAGTTGAGATAGATAAAGCGTTAATTAACAATATTAATCAACTAGATAAAACAACTGAAAATGTTGCAATTATTGCGGATGCTATTAAAGCAATGGCAGATATCATTACTGCTAATTATACTTTTATGAAGCAGAAACAAAATGGTAAAACTGTAATAGATTTTAGTATTACTCTAAACTCAATTGAAAAGCGAGTAAGAAAATATAGTAAAAATGGATCTGAAAGTGTAACTACTAATTATACATCACCTATAGATTTACATTTTAGTATGGCAGGCCTTCTTTCAGGTAGTTTATTAGGTGGTTCTGGATCACTTCTAGGAGGTATTCAAGGATTAACTTCTCCAGGTACTGGTACAAATATTAGTACAGAAGCTCTAGTTAAAATGGGATTTGGTAACAAAAATGTGTGGGAAAAATATGATAGATCTCCTTCTGCAGTAAGTGATCCTCTTTTCTGGACCGGTAAAAGACCATACGATAATCCTAAAGAAAAAGCAATTACTACATTGGCAGAATTCTTAGGCTCTAATCTAGCTAAGCAAGAAGTTCAATTAAGAAATAATAGATCTAACTTTAATGTATTTGCTTCAGCGGGACTTATAAGTGCTGCAAATAACCCTCAAGTAGTATTAGGGTATTTAAATACAGGATTTTACAGTATATTAGATGCATTTGCTATGAAGGGTGGTAGTGCTGGTGGTACTAACCTTTATGGGTTTGGGTTTAATTCAATGATGGCTGCTGGTACTACGTTAGTAAGTTCATTATTAAATGGATTACAAACACAAAATACTAACGCTCCTGGATCACAACAAAGCGCAATTACTGTAGGCAATTTACTTAACAGCCCGCATCTTGTATCAGATTCTAATTATAGATCCGAACCTGATACTAATAGATTAGGTAGAGGTATCGCATATTATCCAAGCACTGTATCAAATAGAATTGATAGTACGGTAGACACACAGATTACTACAGCTACCGGTAAAGTGGTTGCCATGCCTACAAGCAAACATGGAGCACAATATCCTTTTAACGCAGTAACTTCAGGACAAGCAGGTGTTCTTCAAGAAATAGATAACACCCCTGGTAATCCTCGTTACCACATTTTCCACCCATCAGGTACTAGAATAGAAATTGATAAAGACGGGGTGCTGGTTACTCAAGTTAACTCTGATAGTTATATTCAGGTAATTGGTGATTCTACTGTAAATGTGAGAGGAAATTATCACTTAACTGTCGAAAGTGCTGCAGAAGTTTTATTTAAAAATAAAGCAAATATAGTTGTACAAGGTGATGCAAATATTGAAGCACGTAATGATCTTAACATAGTATCATCTGGCGGCCTTAATATTAACGCTAAAGAATCTATTAGAATGAAAGCACCAAATATTGATATTCAGTCTAATGACATGTCAATCAATGTTGCTAGAATATATTCAGAAAAAATGAAAGAGAGATATTCTGATTCTGAAAATAGAAATGATAAAGTAAAAGAAAATCATAACGAAGAATCTACAAAGAGAAGTATTACAGCTAAATCTATGGCTACTAAAACTTCAGGTGAGACCAGTATAAAAGGTACTAATGTACATGTTAACAGTGGTGGAGAAAATCCAAACCCTGTATCAACTAGTGATATACTTGATCTTAAAGATATAGATTCAGAGACATTTAAAGATGCAGGTGATATTGAAAAAAGAGCTAACCCATCTGAAGTAGCAAGAGATTTACACCCTAATGCTCCTGATAAGCCAATGAGAGATAGCTTAGACGAGCAATCACCAAGTGCTAACCCTTCTGGATCTGGTAACCAGCAAGGTAATCAATCAGATGCAGGAAATGAAGTAGGTGAGAATACTGGTAATGTAAACCCCGGTCAAATGCCTGGGGGATCTAATCCTGGCAATTATAAGAATGTTACTATACCTAGTACTACTGGCGTACCAAACGACGGTATTCTCAATATTGTAGATAGATCTGCTGGTTCTATGGGCTGTACATTTAGAGTTACACCTCATGGGGGACTAGACAGTAGAGGTTCAGGAACTCAAAACCACCCAACTGGTAATGCGTTAGACGGATATTTAGATTGTGGTGGTGGACAAGCTACTCTAGCTCAAAAAAGTCAGTTTATTAGCAATGCAGTTCAAAATGGTGCAACTGGTATCGGTACATATAGTGAAGGGTTTATACACGTAGATAATTATCATCAAAATCTAACAGTATGGGGCAACAATGGTCGTTCTGCAACCGCAGAGCCATGGGCTAAAAATGCAGCATATGGTGCAAGCAATAAAGCTACAAATGTTGGATGTGAAGAATTTGCTAAGTTTAAAACTGGTGCAGAAGAGGGTGATAAAGTTTATTCATATAGATTATCTAATAACTTCTATGTAAGACATTTTACACGAGATATTGCAGGGGGATTAGGACATTATCTTTCACCAGCATCTACTCAATCAGGAAGTACTTTATATGTAGGTGATATACTCTGTAATCTTAAAAAAGTAGCAGAAAATATTGCAGAACCTCTATACGGTAAATATGCGCAAGACATGGTTATTCTTAGTGCGTATAGATCTCAAAGTCAAGTAAATAATTCTTATGGTGCGCACGTTTATGGATTAGCTATGGACGTGCAAAGAAAAACTATAGATAAAAAGAATAAAGAAGATAATGAAAAGTGGTTTAAAGAAGTTCAAGGCCTTGTAAAAGGAGCTACCTGTGAGCTTAAAAATAATGATGCAGGTGAGTATTGGATTCAATGCGTTCTGAATAGTAAGTAATTTTTAAAAGATAAATATTTTGATGGAAAACATACTCAATAAAGCACCAGTAGTTTATAAAGATTTCTCAAACGATTTGGATTTACATCCAATTCGTAAAGATATTGCAGTTCTAGAAAACGAAGAAGCAGTTAAAAGAGCATTAAAAAATTTACTTTTAACTAACTATAATGAAAGATTTTTTAATCCTTTATTTGGTTCTAACGTAAGATCGCATTTATTTGAAAACTTTACACAAACTACAGAATTAGATATAAGAGACAGTATAAAGACTGCTATAAAAAACTTTGAACCTAGAGTAAATTTACTTAACGTTAAAGTTACTCCTTCTATTGATAATAATAACATGAATGTCACAATTATTTTTAACTGTCTTAATAATATTAATGACACAGTTTTAGAGTTTATTTTAGAGAGAGTACGCTAAGTGGCTAACACAAATTTTCTTACAGTAGATGAATTAGACTTTGTTAGTTTAAAAAATAGTTTAAAATCATTTTTAAGAAACGACCCACGTTTCTCAGATATTGATTTTGATGCTTCTAACATCTCTATGCTACTTGACATTTTATCATATAACACATATCAAAATGCTTTTTACCTTAATATGATAGGTAATGAATCATTTTTAGATACTGCATTATTGAGAGACTCAGTAGTTTCGCATGCTAAAGAACTTAACTACACTCCTAGATCAAAAACTTCTTCTAGAGCACAAGTTTATGTTGAATTAAGTGTATCTAATAATCAAATTCAATCAGTAGAGATTCCTCAGTTTACTAAATTTACCTCTCAAGGTAATAATGTAACATACGTTTTCAGTAATTATGATCCTATTGTAGTAGTAAGAGCAGCAGACGGTACATTTGTTTCTGATACTTTTGAAATCAAAGAAGGTGTAGTAATTACTGAATATTTTGAAGTAAACACCTCATTAGATAATCAAAGATTTATACTTTCTAATAAAGATGTAGATACTTCCGAGATGAGAGTGTACGTTCATAATTCAGCTAATGACTTAGAAACTAAAACACTATTCTCTCAAGCAGAAAATGTATTTGGTTTAAATACCGAATCTAAAGTATATTTTGTACAAGCCTCATCAGGGGGAAAATTTGAATTAGTATTTGGTGATGGTGTCTTAGGATTTAAACCGCTTAACGGAAATATTATTTCTGTAACATATAGAGTATCTAAAGGCAAAGAAGCAAACGGACTTAGAGCCTTTAGCGCACAATCTATTAGCGGGTATCCAGCTGCAGTTGGTGTAGTTGCTTCTTCTAGTGATGGTGACGATGAAGAATCAATTTCATCTATTAAGTATCTTGCTCCTAGACACTATGCTACTCAAGAACGAGCTATAACTCCTAGCGATTATCAGACTCTTATTTTAGAACAGTTTCCGCAGATTAAATCAGTATATGTTTATGGTGGTGAAGAAGTAACTGATACACCACAGTATGGTAAAGTATACATAGCAGTAAGTACTCAAGATGGTACAGCTGCTTCACTACTAGTTAAAGATGAAATCTATAGTTATATTAATAGACGCAACCCTATTAGTATTGAACCAGTAATTGTTGATCCTGAGTTTGTTTATATTAACGTAAATAGCACAATTAGAGTTGATAATGTAAATTATCAATATACTCTTAACGAAGTTAAAAATTCAGTTATAGAAAATATTAAAACATTCAATGATGAAAACCTTGAAGGGTTTGATACTATTTTTAGATATTCAAAGCTAGTTAAATCAATAGATGATACTGTAGTTTCTATTATTAGTAATGATACTGTTATTACTTTAATGAAAAAATATATACCTGCTATTAATACTCTACAAACTATTACTTTAAATTTTGGCAATTCTTTAGAATCTAGAAACCAAGATTACGTAGTTACATCTACAAACTTTACATATAATGGATTATCATGTTTTATTAGAGATGATAGTCGCGGCAAATTAAAAATTTATAATATTACTTCTAGAGGTAATATTGTTGTAAAAGATAATGCAGGTACAGTAGATTATGAAAAAGGTATTGTTAAAATTGTCGATTTAAGCATCAGTGATTATGAGGGCGATTCAATAAGATTCACTACCTTCCCTAAATCTAAAGATGTTGTTCCAGCAAGAAATAGTATATTATTAATAAACGTGAATGACGGTATTAAAGTTTACACTAGCGCAGTATAATAGACAATGTCTACAAAACCAATAGAAAAATATATTTCACCGTTAATAGAATCACAATTTCCTTCTTTTTACAGGGATGAAGGATCAAGATTTATTACTTTCTTAAAAGCTTATTATGAGTGGATGGAAACTCAAGAAGCTTATTCTGTAGAAGTAGATTTTCCTACTATAGATTTTATAATAGGTTCAAAAATATTTAAATTAGATAACAGTTCAATTTTTGGTACTGTAACTAGTTATGCTTCTAAACCATTACCAATTGTAAAAGTATTAGGAGATATTTCTACCTTTACTAAAAATGATAGATTTTATCAAGTTATTTCTGAGAATAGTTACACTGGCGACTTAGATTTAAAAGTAAGATTATCATCTAGAGATCGTTATAAAGTAGAACTAATACCATCATCAAATAAGTCATTTACTGATATTTTTTCTATTGGAGATTATGTTAGAGTAGCAAATCAAACAAGACTCATAACCTCAGTTACTAGTAATACACTAACTGTAAAAACTAGATTTACTATTCAACAAAAAGATTATGAATCTAATTTAATTAAATATGTTCTCTCTTCTCCTGTAAAAGTAAGAAATAACTATAAATCACCTTTACCTCTAGCGAAAGCTAGAAATTTATTTAATATTCTTAGTATAGATGATACAATGGAAAATTTCATTGATCATTTTAGAACAAAATATTTTTATGATTTACCTAAAGATATTTTAGCAGATAAAAGACTTGTAGCTAAGCATATTCAAGATCTTTATAAAACTAAAGGCACTAAAAGAGCTTATGAATTACTTTTTAGAATTCTCTATAACGAGGATATAGAAGTTTATGTACCAGGATCTGATTTATTAAGAGCATCAGATGGACAGTATACTATACCAAAGTATCTAGAAATAACTAAAGTAGATGGAATAGAACAATTAATTGGTGAAACTGTAACTACTTCTTCTCGAAGCGGCTCTGCAATTATTGAAAACGTTTCAACTAAAGTTATTAGTGGTAAAGTAATTACAATTCTTGAATTATCTAATATTCAAGGTGGGTTTATTTACGGAGACTATATTCTTCATCCTGAATTTTTTCCTACTACAGAAACTGCTCCTAGAATTATAGGTTCATTAAACGCTATCGGTATTAAAAATGGTGGTGCAAACTTTAATGTTGGTGATATATTAAGAATTAATGGTCAAGGAACTGAAGGTTTAGCTCGAGTAGCTGCTATTAAAAACGAAAACGGTAAAGTGCTCTTTACGTTAGAAAACGGCGGATCAGGCTATTCGCTCAATGCTATTGTTACGGTGGCAGGTGGTGGTGGTTCTGGTGCTACATTTAAAGTAGGTGGTATTATTGATAAAGAATTTATTCTTATTAATACTGATATTATCGATGATTATGATATGCTTACTTTACAGGACGGTACAGCCGGAACAAGACTTTTCTATAATTCTAACTCAGGATTCTTCTCCAACCAATCATATGCTACTAGAACATTTAATGCTAATACAGGCGTAGATTCAACTGATGATTTTATATTCTTTGCGACTAATCCATTTGTAAATAATGATTTAGTTGTATATACTACTGATACTGGTAATACAGTTATATCTGGGTTAACAAATACTGGTTCTTATTATGTAGTGAGTGCAAACTCAACTACTATAAAGCTATCAACTACTAGAGGCGGCTCTCCTATTGATATTACTGCTAGTTCTACATCTGAGACCGGGCATAATATTACTAAACAAACAGAATATGTTTCAGTTACTTCTGCTAATACCATACCCTTAGATATTTCTACTATCTCAGGTACATTTACGCTCGGTGAAAAAATAAAAAATAAAACTAGAAAAACTTTTAACGCTAGTACAGGCGTGGATGCAAATGGCAGAATAGCGATTGCTTCTAATCCATTTGCAAACAACGATCAGGTAACTTATAGAGTTGATACATCAAATACAAGTTTAGCTGAGCTTGCTAATAATACAACATACTATGTGGTTGATGCTAATTCAACACATCTATATCTTTCAACTTCATCAGGCGGTTCTAAGATAACATTAACAGCAGGCTCTTCTGAAACTGGTCACGAATTAATAAGAACTACTCTATCTAACAATGGTATTGTGGTTTATAAAGATTTAAGTTTAATTGAAATTCAAGGTAACACCTATCCATTTCAAAGCTTCAATTATAATGCTAACTACTTTGAAATTACAGGTGAAACAATTGAAGGGGACTCATCTGGTGCTACCGCACTTATTAAGACTGTTCATCCTGCTAAAGTTTATGCAGGTAATGCTCAAGTATTACAAGTAAACACTACATCAGATTTTATTTTAGTAGGTGATATAAATGGTATAGGTAACCAATACCTTGCAGTAACTTCAGTTCAAGTACCTAATACTATACCGGCTACTAATAGCCCCGCAGGCGGCAATAGTTATTCCAACGGCATACAAATATCATTTAGTTCTGGTAACGCAACTGCTTTTGCATATACTAATGCCAACGGTAAAATTACTACAATACAAATGAGAGATAACGGAAGTAATTATACTTCTACTCCTAGTGCAGTTATAGCAAACAATGATATAGTAAGTAGAGTAGTAGTTTACAACGGTGGTTCATTATACGCTAACGGTGAGACTGTAGCATTTAACGGGGGTAATGCTGATGGTACCGGAGCTATAGTTACCGATTCTAATGGCACTATTACAAGTGTAACAATTACTACTCCTGGTACTAACTATGATAAAAAATCATTTAATGCTTCATCTGCGGTAGCAGCTAACGGTAGAATTGCTGTTACTTCAAATCAATTTGTTAATAATGATATAGTTGCTTATTTAATTGCGCCTGGTAATACAGTAATAACAGAATTGATTCATGGTAGAGAATATTACGTTGTTGATGCTAATTCAACACATCTATATCTCTCTACTACCTCAGGCGGTTCTAAAATAACACTAACTGCTGGCTCTTCTGAAACTGGGCATTATTTAACTAGAGTATCTGGTATACCAACTACAATTACAACTTCTGCTGGTATTAACGCTAACCTAAGAGCATATGCAGCTACTGGCGCTTATCTTTCTCCTACAGTTTCTAGCCTTGGTAGTGGATTTATGATTAATACCACTATTACAGGGAGTGCTACTACAACTACAGCAAACATTACATCTGTAGTTGAGAGAACTAACTGGGGATTCCCTGAAATTTCTATTAATGACTTCGATAATCTTCAACAAGTTATAGATGAAGCATTAAATATTGATGAATTAGAAGTAGGAACTATTCAATTCTTATCTGAAATTAATACAGGTTCTGGTTATTCTAGCAATCCAACAGTAACAGTAGTTGAACCTCTGGTTGCTGCTCTTGGTAGACCAGACCTAGTTAAAGGTGGTACTAAGGGTAATAACGCTATTATTACTGCACAAGCTACAAACGCTAATGGTATTGTAACCGCTGTTGAAATTATCAAATCTGGATATGGATATATCCCAGAAGAACAAGTAACTCTAGCTAATACTGTAATTAACCCTATCTCTATTACTGGTGCAGCAGTAGTTGATGAATACGGTAAAGGTACCGGGTTCTGGACAGACACAAGAGGGCAATTATCTTCAGACAAGTATTTAACAGATAGTTATTATTATCAAGAATACTCATATGAGATTAGATCTACTAAATTGTTTGATAAATATAAAGATATAGTAAAACAATTAGTTCACCCAGCAGGTATCGCGTTGTTTGGTAAGTTTGCTCTACTTTCAGAAGTATCAGATAATGAATCCAGTTCTTCAGTTCAATCAAGTTTAACTCAAGTGTAATAATGACTACAGTAACAACAATTAAACATAATATTGATACAACAAATAATTTTATAACTCACTCTATTTCTGAGTTAATATCGTCTTTTGTTTTTGTTTCTAGACATATTCCTTGGGATGATGATAACTCACCTCCTCAAGCATCTTCTTCTTTTAATGAGTTAGAGCTTGAACTGTACAAGCATCTTATTTACGGTAAAAGAATAAGACCGCAAGATATTGCATTTGGCATTGAAAAAATCCTGTGGGTTTCTGGTACAATTTACGAACAATACGATCAAAACGACGGTGATTTATTTACTAAAAGTTTTTATGCTATAAATTCATCAAATGATGTATATAAATGTATCTATAATAATAAAGGTAGTTATTCTATCTACGAGCCTACATTAAAAGATTTAGATATTTTTGAAACTCCGGATGGTTATAAGTGGAAGTATATGTTTACTATAACATCTTCTAATATAACTAAATTTGCTACTCAAAATTATGTGCCGGTTACTGCTAACGCTACTATTACTTCAGCTGCTACGCCAGGTTCAATAGATGCTATTGAAATTTCTAGTTCAGGTTCAAATTATAGAACTTATATAGAAGGGTTTATTACTTCTGTTGCTAACAGCACTCTAGTAATTTTACCTCCTACAGCTAGCTCTAATTCTAATTTTTATGTAGGTTCTTCTATCTATTTTACTACTGGGTTAGGTTCTGGACAAAAGAGAACTATAGTAGCATATGATGGCGATACAAAAGCAGCAGCATTAGATGAGCCGCTCACCTTTTACGTTAATATCGGGCTATCAAACGTATCATCTAACACCACTTCATTCCAGCTTGGGCAATCAGCTAAGCAAACTACGGATACCGTAATTTATACTGCTAAAAACGGATACTTTCAAACAGGTGATAGTATAATTCAGAGTGATACACTAGCTACTTCTGAAATTATGTCTGCTAACGCTTCAGTTATTAGAGCAAGACCTACAAGCACTACAGAAATTAGTGCGAATTATCCTATTACGAAGATAAGTGATTCAGGTACTATTAAAACTGGCACTGTATCTGTTACTACTGGACAGTCAAATGTTACTGGTGTAGGTACATCATTTAACACAGAATATGCTTTAGGTGATTACATAAAAATAGGCACTGTATCGGGCACAAATATACGAAGAATTACAAGTATTACAAACTCAACGTTGCTAACAGTGTCAACTTCTTGGGGTGCTACATTAGCTGGTAATACTCATTATATAATGGGTAATGCATTAACTCCTACTTCTATTTCTAGAAAAAATGCTAACGGTTCTATCGTTTATTCCAATCTTACCGGTGTAAGATTAGATTTTGATCAAGCATCTACTTCAGGTGTGTTTAAGCTTGGTGAGAAGATAACTCAAGTTGACGCTAATAATAGCGCACAAGGTGCTAACGGTATTGTATCATTTGCTAATAATACTACCCTAATAGTTTCTTCTGTAGGCGGGTCATGGGCCGCTAATACTACTACATCTTCTAGTTTTAACGCCTCATCTAACGTTGCAGCTAACGGTAGAATTAGCATATCTTCTAACCCTTTCGTTAATAATGATATAGTAAACTATTCTACCTCAGTTGGTAATACTGTTATCACTGGTCTTGCAAATAATACTAATTATTATGTTGTGCAGTCAAATAGTACTGGATTATATCTTTCAACCGTTTCAAATGGATCAGTTATTACTTTAACTGCTGGGTCAAGTGAGTCTGGTCATACATTAACAAGAACTAATCAGCTTTATATACTAGGTGCTAGTTCTAACACTAGAGCAACCACACAGACAGTTACTAGCAATCCTAATATTACAATTCAAGCAAATACAAATGAATTTTTCGTAGGCTTTACTGTAAATTCATTTAGCGGCTCAACATCTACAGGTAACGGTACAATAACATATCTTTCAACAATACCATCTTCTGAATCTCAATTTATTGTTAGCCCTACTATAACTATTACCGGTGATGGTAACGGTGCAGTAGCTTACTTAACTGTAAATGCTACTTCTAATACTATTAGTGATGCAATTATTATTAATAAAGGTAATAATTATACTTTCGCTAACATATCTATTACTGCTAACAGTTTGTATGGTACAGGAGCAGAAGCCAATGCGCTTATTGGACCTATTAAAGGTCATG